GAGCTTGGACACGCTTCAGACACAACAATAACTCGTTCTGGGGCGGGTGCAATTCAGGTTGAGGGTGTACAAGTTATTTTAAGTGGTGCGGCACTTGGCACTCCTTCGTCGGGAACTTTGACAAACTGCACAGGACTTCCAGTCGCTGGCATTACCGCTTCAACGGTAACAGCTTTGGGTGTCGGTTCTATTGAGCTTGGACACGCCACAGATACTACAATAAGCAGGGTTTCTGCTGGGGTTGCCGCTATTGAAGGAGTAAACATTCTAACCACTGCAGGTGGAACTCTTACTGGAAACATTACTTTAGGAGAGGGAGCTGACCCTGCGACCATAGGAATTGTGGTTGATGGTTCTCTTTCTGCTGATGAAAGATATTCCGGGATTACAGTTCCCGGAACTGCCGGAGCCACTATTGCTTTTGGCGATATTTGTTATCTTGATGTGACCGCAGGCGAATGGCTGCTTGCTGACGCATCTGCCGTGTCAACTGCTGGCAATGTGCCGCTTGGTATCTGTGTGGATGTAAGTACAGACGGAGCAGCAACTTCAATGTTGCTTATTGGAACTGTTCGTTCGGCTGCTTTTCCTGCTTCTGTCGCATTGGGTGCGCCATTGTATGTTTCTGAAACCGCGGGAGATATTACGGCAACCGCACCAACAACGACAGATTCTGTTATGCGCAGAGTCGGATGGGCGGTTACAGTCGAACCGAACACGATTTATTTCAATCCGAGTAATGACTATATAACACACACCTAAAAATGAAACTTGATGATATTATTAAAACTAAAACAGGAATTGAACGCAGAAAATTAAAAGGGCAAGAAATTGCTAAACTTAAAAGCATTAGAAAGGAAAAGGCAAAAAATCAAAAGAAGAAAAAGCCACTTTTTAAGCGGTAAAGGTCGAATCAAATAAATTAAATAATACATCTATATTATGGCAACAATAAAACAACTATTAGGTGCAGCGGCTTCATTAACAATTACTCTTGCTTCTCTTGCTAATAACGCGGGTAGGGGTTCTACGGCGATTGACAATGGGACAACCCTTGCTTTTGGAGCAGATATTCGCGTAAAAGTAAAAACCGGCGCTTCCGGTGTTTCTTCTACTGGTTATATTGCTGTATATCTTGTGAGTTCCGAAGATGGGACCTCTTATGATGATGGGTTTGGCGGTTCGGATGCCGCACTTACACCGGTAAACGCTCGTCTTTTGGGCTATATTACCGCAAATGCAAATAGCACAACTTATAATGCGGTATTTGATACTGCCGCACTCGGGATAACTCTTCCACGTAAGTGGGCAATTTGTCTTTTGAATAAGACTGGAGCGGCTTTAGATAGCACTGCTGGAAATCACGAAATTAAATATACTGAAAAATCAGTACAGTCCGCATAACATTTGCTCGGCAAGTAGCTTTTGGCGAAAACCGGGCAAAGCAAAATGCCATGGCAAATTTATCATTTTATAACATACGTAGGGGCTCAATAGCCGCGTTTTTCAGGAATAATCCTTATTTAAAAGCATATTATCAATTTTCTGGAGATACCCAAAATCTTTCAGATAAAAGCGGAAATGGATATTCACTTACAAATCTTAATTCATCGGGTTTCAGTAAGGGGAAATTTGGTTTATCTTTTGACACATTAACGGGAAATCCAAATACATCGTCAGGAAAGGTACTTTACAACTCTTCCGATATAGGACCCGGGAATATAACAGTAATGGGATGGGTTGAGCCAAACTCTGAAACAACAACAGAAACCGACCTGGGAGGAGATTGCTATTTTAATTGTTCGAAAAATGAAGCCGGACCAAATACGAGTGTGGCTTATGGCATTTCGCTTTTTGACAATAATAATACACAAGCTCAGGTGATAAGATTTTTTAGATTAAAAGAAAGTGTCGCCTGGACATATATTGATTACACATTTAAGCCAAAAATAGGTAAAAAATACTTTTTTGCCCTGACTTTTGATGGGACAACATTAAAAGGATATATAAATGGAGAACTTGTCGCTTCCTACAATCCTTCAAACGGTAATGGAAGTAGTGAGAATGCTATTGGAGTGATGCATATAGGGGGAAGAAAAACAATCACCGGCGCAGTGGCTAATGCTTCGGACGCGAAAATAGAAGAAGTTGCGGTATTTCATCCAATATCGTTATCAGAGCAAGAAATTTCTGCTTACTATAATTGGGCGATGGGCAAGAAAAAAAAATCATTTTTTCTTTTTGCAGACCAAGGCGGTGGAACGGTTGCGGTAAAATCAATAAATGGATTGGCAAAAGCATCGGTGAAAACCGTAAATGGTTTGGCTATTGCCAGTGTAAAAACTTTTAATGGTCTTGGTTAGGTATATAATAATTATATAGGAATAACTAAACAGGGTTGGGAAAAAAGAAGAAGAAATGGTATAATTATTAGAAAGGGTCGCCCGGTCGAACGACCTATTATAAATCAACCTTAACCAAAAAAAATACTATGTCAGCAGGACAACCAAATTGGCTAAAGTTACTGGATATGGGGAAGCTTCCGAAGGCGCAGCGCGGCAAGATTCCTGTCATTGCTCAACTTGATGCGGCGGAAGCCGTCATCGAGGAAATCAAGAAGGGATGCTGCGACGAGTGCCGGGCGAAGTTCTTTCCCGGTGCAAAAGCCCAAGCGGATGCGGAGGTCGTGACTGTCAAGTGCGGAGTAGAGGGTTGCGATTTCATCGCGCAGGGTAAGCTGAAGATGAACGCCGTAAACGCTTTACGCAAGCACATGGCAGACGTTCACACCCCGGCGCAGAAGTCGGAAAAATAAACGGAGGCATAAACTATGCCGAAGAATTTTATCAAAGCAAACATATCGAAGCTGACGCTTAATGCGCCGCAGCTTGTTCTTGACGCCGACGCCGCGGCCGGCGCTACTTCGATTACGGTAAAATCCATTCTTGGAGTTTCGACGAACAACATTCTTCTCTTCCGCGACATAGGCAACGAACACGCTGAAATCGTGGCAACGCACGCTTCAACTTCTCCGTCAGGCAATACTGTAACGCTGGTTGCCGCCGGTCTTGCGGAGGCGCATCCGGCCGGAACTGTAATTCACGTTATTCCGTGGAATCAGGTTCGGTTTTATCGAAGCGCTACCGAGGATGACGCGAATAGCGATGCCAGCAATTTATCGGCATTGGCCGCGGCTCAAAACATAGATCCGACTGAAGTCGATAATGTTTATGTTGATACGACGATTACAAGCGGCTTCTTCTATCATCGATTTTCCGATTCAATCAACTCGGTAAATGATGTTTATTCCGACCCTATACCTTATGGAGCTTTTCGCGTTGAGTTTGAAGAAGATGAAGTTGGCTACATCCTTGAGTTTGTCCGTCGCAAACTCGGGCATGACTGGGATGACCGTTTCTCAAAGCAAGCCGCCATCGACGAGGTGAACGCCTGCCTCCGCTATATGCAGGGCAAGCTCAAGCACTGGTCGCGCTATCTCGTGCAGGATCATGTTCTCGGCGCCACGGCCCGGGGCGTTCTTGATGTGGCGCTGCCGGCGGACATCTACGATGCGAACACGAACAAATCGCTTCTCAACGTGAGAATCGGCACCTCGCTCACGCCGCTTATTCCGCTTGATGAGAAGGAGTGGGATATTATGCTGCAGGAGGTGGCGTATACACAGGTAAGAACACTTGCTGTTATCGGCAACACTTCTCTTCTGATTGATAACTCTTACGACTTCGATAACGATGGCTCGGTGAACGTCTATACGTCAAATGCCGTAGATGCGATTACCTATACCGGCGTGACGCGCTCGGTAACCGCCGGGGTATTGACCGGCGTGCCGGCATCCGGTGACGGATCAATCGCCGTTGCTCATGCGGTAGATACCTATGTGTGGCAGAACGAAGTAGAGGGACAGCCGCGATACTTTAATGTTAAGGATGGTCGTTTAAGGACGTGGCCCCTTTGTGATTCAACGTGGCAAAATAAGAATATTTTTGCCGATTATTGGGAAGAAGCGACTACGGTTGATTCGGAATCAGACACTATTGACGCCGCTCGCTATGACGCGGTCAAGCACTGGCTGTTGTGGCAGGGCAAGAACTACTGGCGCAACAATGGCAAGTCGGACACGAAGGATGATGATTTCCTTCTCTTTGGCGACATTCTAAAAGCGGCAATCAGAACGGAAGTTTCAGGACAGAAGTTCAAACTGAAGCCGAAGATCAATCAAATAAATTATCGAACTCGACCGAGAGGCAAGTTCGAAAATACATAACCTATGGCACGCCTACCCGAAACAATTAAATGGAGAGATGTTTCTGCGGGAAATGTGCAGAAAGTTTCTTCAGATATTACTATTCCGAACTCGGTGCCGTTCTCGATGAACGTCATCTTTGACGATGTTCTCGGAGAAGCGGTATCGCGCAAAGGAACTGCCATCGTCGGCAGCCAGCTTGCCGCGTCGCAGGCGTGCTTGGGTTTGTATCAGCACATCGATTCCGGTGCGGCATCAAACAAGCTCTTTGCCGTGTTCTCGACAATCCTCTACAACGCAGTAGCCGGATCGCAGGAAGTCACCGGACTGACTGCCGCAGACGCAAACTTCGCCACCTTCCTCAATAACACGCTGATGTTAAACGGCGTCGAGAAAAGATCCTACTCTGCATCCGGCGGATGGATCTCTACCGGCGGCGTGTTTGATCTCGCCAATCTTCCTGTAGGAGCGAAATTCCCGATTGAGTTTAAGGACAGATTGTACGCTGCTGTTACCGACCGGCTTTATTATACGAACGCCGCGACAGGCGGCTCGGTATCATGGACGGCATCGGGATCCGGCAGCTTGCAGGTCGAGCAGGAGGACGGCGGAGGAACATTACAAGCGCTTAATAAAGTTCCGGGTTATCTTCTTATTTACAAGCAGCGCTCGCTCAAGCGATGGAACTTTGATTCTTCATTCCCCGAAGATCTGGTAAATATCGGCACACAGTCGCATAAATCGGTTGTGCGCGCGAGAGGCAAAAATTTCTTCTTCTACGGACCGAACGGTTTTTATGAAACAAGCGGCGGATATCCGAATAGAATCTCGCGTCCGGTTCAGCGATTCGTTGACGGCATGGCAAGCTCGTTTTATGCGAGCGTCAACGGCTGGTCGGATAATGAGAATATTTACTGGTCTATCGGCGACGTAACGATTGATTGGGGCAGAGGATTCACCGAAACCTATAACAACGTCGTTTTGCGCTACACCATCGATACGCAGCAATGGGCGCCGCTTATGTACGCGCACGAGTTCAGGGCATTGCATCAGTATATTTCCGGCAACGATACCCTGATCGTGGGCGGCGACACAAACGGTCAGGTGCTTCAGTTGAATAGCGGGAACAGTGATTATAACGGGAACGCGATTACCTATATTTTGCAGTCGCCGGAGTTTGATTTTAAAAACAGGGAATATAAAAAGACGGTAAGCGAAAAAATCTTCGTTCACTCCGACGGCGCGCAGGGCTGTGAACTTCAAGCACGTCTTGATTATAAGAACTGGCAATCAATCGGTAGCGTACAGGATATTGTAACGAAAGTGCAGATTGCGCCACTCACTGCGTATGTCTTTGAGTTTCGCTTGGTCGATTCCATCACCGGAGAACAGGTTAAACTCCGCGGGATGGACTTTCCTACAGTGGACGTTTTAGATAATTAATATGGCTATATTTACCGAACAATTAGGTTATTCGATTCTTGATCTGGGATTTGATAAAACCCTGACCAAGTTTTTGTCCGCGCAGCAGGGAACTCCCGACGTTACTCCCGAGCTTGTCAATTCTTTTTCTCAAGGCACCTCCGCAAAGTCGCTTCTTGCCGGTGAGCTGATTTCTTCGTTAGAACAGCAAACCGGAGCGGTATTTTCCGGGAAAACCGCTTTTGATAATACACAAATAGGATAC